GTTAGCCGCAGGGTTTACAGTAGCGTAGCGTGGGGACATTACAGCAGCAGCTTCGTTCAATTTCTGTTGAGCTTGTAACAAGACCAAAGAAGTAGAAGGAGTTGTGCCTGGTGTACCAACAGACTGATAAATGCTCTTAAAAGAAGTAGCTACGTCAGCGTCAATAGAAGATGCTAATTGACTAATACGTGGCTTCAAAACACGTTCTGCAAAGTCATCTAACTGCATTGTTAATTCAGCAGAAGTGAAGTTGACACCAATGTGCTTTTGACTAGCAACAGTCAAAGTTGTGAACTGTTCGTTGTCGTCTTGAACTTGCAAGGCGGCACCGTCAGTTACCAACGCGCGGTCTGGTAGACGAATACGGAGTGTTGAACCAATTTTGGCACCTTCAACGGCGAAGCTATCGTCGTATTGGCGGTTTACGTTACGTGTGAGTACAAGGTTGTTCTCGAGAATCTCAAGAGCTTTTCTTGTAATCATATCAATCGTTAAGATCGAGTTTGACATAGTTAAGTCCTTTTAATAAAAAATAGTTAGCGGTTTCTCAATGCTTCTAGCTTCTTGATCTGTCGATTTCTTTCAGCTTCAATCCATTCTGACGTACTCATGTTCTTAATCGAACGAGGATCAGTTGTATCATAAGCCGCCGCATTAGAACCTCTAGCGGTGACAGGTGCAATCGGCGCAGGAGCGCTTGAAGTCTTTTTTACAGGAGGGTTGTCGCTTAATTTAGCTTCAATCTTCCCTATTTCTTTGGCTTGCATGAAAGGTGATAAGCGAGATATACGTTCAGCCTCTTTCGGATTAGTCCCTAGGTAATAAGCCATATCGGGGCCAATATCTGAAGATTGAATCGTTTGAGCCATCACGTCAGTAATTGGTAGCTTGGGGTTATATGCGACTTGTTCAAAGTCATCATACTTAGTCCGCGCTTCTTCTTCCCTGTCGTGGTAAGACTCTAAAAGATCAGACTGCGCTCTAGCTTGTTCACGTCTAGCTATTAGTTCTTCTGCCTTACGTTCTGCTAATACTTCAGCATATTCTTCTGGCGAGTTAAACGAATCGACTGACGGGATTTCGGCTGGAATCGCCCGAGTTTGCATTTCTGCGCGCTTGGCGTTCTGTTCTCTTTCCCACTTACGTTGTTCTCTTGCAAGTCGTTTTCCAATTGCTGCATCTAGTTCTTCTTGTGAGAAGGTTTTAGCTGCTTCAACGGGCTTTTCTTCCAGCGATACTACTTCAGGTTCAGGAGCTGCTGTTGCTTCCTGTACTGGCGCGGCATTTGAGTCCGCTAAGACTACTTCTATTTCTTCAGACATCTATGACTCCTAAGAATCCCTAGCTAACGGCTAGTGCGTTTACGGTAATTCTATACTAAAAAATTGTTTAATGATACAACTAAGTTTTGATGATGAAATTAATTCCAAGATAAGGAGGTAAATTAGCATTTGTACCACTTGATCCTGTTGATGCGTTTGTTGTTGCTACAGTAATTCCAGTAACTGCATTTCCTGTATTTTGTGAAGTGTTGCTAACAAAAACATTTGTTGCTGAACCTGATTGTGGTGATTGATTAGTTGCTTGATTATATGTATGGTTGTGACCAGGATCAGTTACGGTAGAAGTTGCTGTATGTGTATGGCTTACAACTATTGAATCAGCACTACCACCTGTTCCACCAACCGCTACAGTATCAGCACCGTATGGAAACTTATTTCTAAAATCAGGTAAGTTAAAAGTTGTAGTGCCATCCCCTGCGCCGAAAGTAGTGCCAAGTAAAGAGAAAAGTGTAGCAAAAGTTACACGGGATATGGCTGCACCATTACATAACTTCCAATCGGAAGGAATGGTGTTTGATGCCCACATAATTAAACTGCCTGTAGGCACAAGGAATGTACCCAAACCTAAATTGATACGGGCGCCGTCAGCCGTTGTAGCGCCTGTACCGCCATTGGCAATACTGACAGGCAAGGATGCAATTGGGAATAAGTTATCAAACGAGCCAATCAATACGTTTGTAGATGACTTGAGTATAAATTTGTAGCTAGTACCTTCAGGTATCCAAATTTCATTAATACGCCCTGCGGAATCCAAAACAATTGGATTAGGGTGAGATATTAACCCTGAACTTGACGTGTAGGTAACTAAAGGTGTTGTACCGCCAGCTGCGTACGTATAAATTAACCCGCCAGCTAAAGGTGTGCCACTATCGTCAAAAAATTGAGTTCCTGATCCTGCTAGCGATGATAAATTTACTGTTGGCATATTATTGTCTAATTAAATTGGTGCTTGTAAGGTTGTCCAAGGAACGCCTGACTCTTGAACAGGATTTTTTAATGCGTCAATCTGTGATTGTAGGCTTGCTTCTACTGTGTCTTTGCCTAGACTATCTTGCACCCAACCAACGCACTCAGGCTCTGTTAAGTCAGCGTATGGGACATAAGACTTACCAGCTTCTTGTGTATAAGACGTTGTACCGTATGTAGATGCTTGGTAATCGCCATCTGTAGCATTAACTGTATAGTGGCACGTTACAACAAAACTGTCGCTAGTAAGTCTGTCCATTTGTACTACTTGCCAATTAAATGTTGTCATTATTTACTTTCTAAAGTTGCAATACGTTTACGAAGTGATTGTATTTCTGCAATTAAGTCTGCCATTACTTCAGGTGTAGATGCTTGCATACCTTGATATACAGGCTTACCTTCTGCATCTACAGCATCTTTTTCACCACTAACACTATTTGGGTAAATTTCTGCAAATTGATGAGCTAAAAAACCTCTTGTTTTGCCACCAGCGTTCCAATCATATTCAATAGGCTTTAACGCATCAATTCTTGTGCCAGCATCAGATACAGAACCTATTACAGTTTTAAGGCGATAGTCAGAAGTTGTATTGTATGTAGTGACAAGAGTAGTTACGCCAATTGTTCCAACAGTAGAATCTTGTCTGCGAAAATCAACAATTGTTCCATCACTACCAAATCGGTTGGCAGTAATTACAGTTCCATTTCTTTCTGAAGAAACCAAACCGCTTGAAAAAACAGAAAAACCACCTGCGTTACTTGTTCCAGCTGATGTACGCCCTACCAACAAATTACCACTAGAGTCAATACGCATACGCTCTGAGCCAGCAGTACTAAATATAGCATTTGAACTTGTATCGCCTTGAATGGATACTCTAACAGTTCCAGCATCTACCCATCTAACAGTATTGCCTGATGTTATTCGTATAGTGCCATTAACATCTAATTTATCGCTTGGCGTAGTACCAATACCTACATTACCACTAGAGTCAATACGCATCCGTTCTGTTACTGTACCGCCTGAATCTGTAGTGCTTAGTTGTAAATAACCAGAATACCCAGAACCAGCATACCTTCCTGATACTGCACCAAAAACATAAGGGCTTGTTGCTTGTCCATTTTCACCACCAAAAGATATAGAACCACCTCTGTCCGCTGTTGCTGCATTTGTAGAATTAACAGACAAAATACCTCTTGCATCTGTAATTGTGCTTGCACTAGCAACGGCTAATTTTGTTTGTGCGTTAATAGAACTTGTACCTATACCTACATTACCACTAGAGTCAATACGCATCCGTTCTGAACTATTGGTAAAAAATGCCATTGGAATAGTGCCTGTACTTACAATGTTTGCTACTGAATTATTAGCTTGTAAGTAAAAGTTTGTTGCATCACCACTTGTTAACTCAAATGCAGAATAGTTGGCGGCAGAAGGTGCATTTAAAGTTAAAGCTTTGCTTGATGAAGTTTTATTTGGACTAGCAGTACCTATTCCTACGTTACCGCCAAAATCAATTCGCATCCGTTCAGTCCAAGTAGCACTTGCTGTTCGATTAGCAAATACTAAATTTGCACCGCCACTAGAAATTTGTTGAATCTTGTAACCGTAACCATCACCAGCTACAGGAAATTCAATACCACCAATAGCTTCAACAGTTGTTTGTGTTGCAGAATTAACTCGTATTGTTCCACCGTAAGTTGCTGGTACTGTATCTGTTAA